GGATTTTTGTCCTGTACAAACCTCATTGAGCCAGTGCTTGGTCGTATGCAGGAAACCGATGTGGAATTGCGCCAGTCGTACATTAAGCGCATTTCTGCACATGCTGCCCGCATGACTAACTCGATTGAATCAGCCATTCTCGATAGCGTGCAGGGTGTTACCGCAGTTAAATGCTATGAAAATAAAACCAACCTCACCGATGAATATGGCCGCCCACCGCACAGTATTGAGGTGGTTGTTTCCGGTGGGTCTGATATGGAGATTGCACAGGCGATTCTGGAACAGAAGGCTGGAGGCATCCAGACCTACGGTTCCACCAAGGTGGAAGTGCCAAGCGATGACAGCCAGCCAGTGGAAGTTTGCTTCAATCGTCCGCAACTGGTTTACGCATGGCTGAAAATCACGCTGACACCGAACAAAAAGGAAGCGCTGCCGCCAAACTATGCTGACCTTGTGAAAACAAGCATTGTAAATCAGTGTGAGGAAATCCTCCCAGGCAGAACTTTGTTTATTCAGGAACTGTTAGTGGATGTGTACCGAGACGTGACCGGCATTGGCTATATTGATGTCAAAACCTTTTCGACCACCGACAACGGCAAAACACCGGAGCCGGAGGAATATGGCGAAAATAAAAATATCGCAGCTGATGTACGACAGAAGATTTTGGTGGAGGAAAAACGGATTGAGGTGGAACTTGCATGAGAGATTTAATCCGGAAGATTCCCTTTCAGTTTCGATCAAAACCTAAAATAGAAGCAATTCTTAAAGCAATTGAGGAAGAACTGAATGAACTGGATGAGGCAAGAAGTCAGTTGGAAACCCTGCTGTACATCGAAACGGCAGAAGGTATCAATCTGGACCGGATTGGGGAGATCGTTGTTCTTTCCCGCGCGGATGCAGGGCTGCTCGCCGCACAGGCAGGAAATTTGGATTTTGATGTGATCGACGATGCACGATACCGAAAATACCTTAAATACAAGATCCTTGCCAACACCTCCAACGCGACCTACAAGGATATCATCACTGCAGTCAAAATGATATGGGGTGTGGATAAGGTAAGTTACAACGAAAATCTGGACGGTCCAGCAAGTCTTACTGTTTCGTTCCCTTATCACTACACCGACGAGGATATCTTTATCCTGCCGCCTTTGACTGCAGCAGGTGTCGGCATCAATGTCAGGGCAGAGACCACCATCCGCTCGGAATGCACACCGCTGCGGGCAACCGCCTTTTCAAGCGCTGTTTTGCAGGGAAGAATTGGGGAAAAGAGTGTAGTCGGAACGGATTATCCTGTCGGCACGAAGCTGGTTCCCTTATCGGTTGCAAACATTGTTTATACAGTAGCAGAAAGGAATGAGGAAAGCACATGAATGAAGGAAATTTGACGGGCGCGCTTCTTCCACGAAACAGCGGTTCTATTTTGCCGCAAAGCAGTGGCGTGATCGTCAAGGAGGACAACACCGATTATTTTTCAGTCATCACCAATGTGGGAAATGAACTGATTGCAGCAGCACTTGCCTCTAAAACACCGCTTAAACTGACGCAGATGGCTGTTGGAGATGGAGACGGCGGATATGTTCATCCGGACAGGGAGATCACCCAGCTTCGTCGGGAAGTGTGGCGCGGGGAATGTTCGGTTACGCAGGACCCTTCCAATCCCAACATGATTTCGGTAAGGACCAATATCCCGGTTAATGTTGGTGGCTGGGAGGTCAGGGAGATCGGCGTATTTGATGAGGAAAATCGCCTGATTGTCTTTGCTTCCGCTCCTGGATGGAGAAAGCTTGCCATTATAAACGGGACCTCCAATCCAATGGAACTGAACATCCTGATTACTGTTACTGATGCCAGTGCCATCGAACTGAATATTTCATCAGACGGCGTTTCTGCAACCTTAAAGGATCTGGAAAACCACAACAATTCAGACGCTAGCCACAATGGGCACTTCACCGACCCAAGCCTGCACTTTACCGAAGAACGTCTGACCCGCCTGCAGATGGGAACAAACTATGAGTTAAACTGTGCGAAGATAGGCGGGGTGTTTAGCCTTACCGGTTTGCCAGAAGAAATATCCGGAAGGGTTCTCTGCTTTTTTCAGGTGCCACAAGCGTATGAAAAGAACGACACCTGGACGTTAAACAGTGTAGCCTATACTGTAAAGACCGCGGACGGCAAGGGATTACGACCGAGCAGCTTTGTAAAGGACGCTATTCTGACTGCGGTGGTGGATACACAGGCAAAAGAATTGCACTTTAACTCACTGGGAACAGGAGGAGGCGGAACGGTGGTCAGCAAAACTCCACCGGATGATACCGACGTTAACTGGTTTAACCCGGACAACCGCCTGTTAAGTGTCAATGTGTCGGGAGAATGGCTCACAATCGCAGGCGTGTATGGTGGCTAAAGGCGATGGATTGAATTTGCACTAAAAATTAGTTATGCGTTCCATCGCCTAGAATATCAATGTGGCGGTGGATTAGAAATTAGTTATGTATTCCATTATCCCGAAATTGGCAACAAAAGCTGCCAATCTTTGAAAAATGAGAAAATAAGGAGGGAGATTAAATGCAGGAACATCCGTATCTTACCAGAGATGATTTTCCGAGTTATAACGATGAGTTTGCAAAGCTCTATCAGCAGCTTCATCCGGACAAGGTGCCGGAAAACGATGATACCTTCTGTAAAAGTGCTACCTTCTGCGTGACAGAATCCTGCAATCTGGCTTGTACATACTGCTATGAGTGCCACAAGTCCAACCGCCGGATGAGCTGGGAAACTGCAAAGAAGATTGTGGACAGCCTGTTTGAAGGGAAATTCGTGGATAATACCGCGCCAGCCATCATTCTGGACTTCATCGGTGGAGAGCCGCTTTTAGAGATTGAGCTCATCGACAAGACAGTCGAGTACTTTAAGCGAAAAGCCTTCCAGCTTAAGCACCCATGGGGTTATTATTACATGATTTCGATTTCCACAAATGGTGTCTTGTTTGATACCCCAAAGGTGCAGGAATTCATCCGTAAAAACTATGAGCACCTCTCCATTGGCATTAGTATTGATGGAGACAAGGCGCTGCACGACAGCTGCCGCGTTTTTCATGACGGTTCCGGCAGCTATGATGTGGTGTCAAAAGCGGCAAAGCATCTGCTGAGAATTTATCCGAAGGCAGGCACCAAAGTGACACTGGCTCCCGAGAACTTGCCGCATCTGGTAGGAGCGATTCAACATCTGTATCGTTTGGGCTATCACAACATCCCAGCCAACTGTGTGTTTGAGGATGTGTGGAAAAAGAAACACCCGCAGCTCTTCTACGATAAACTCATTGAGCTGGCAGACTGGATCATCGACAATGAAATCTACAAAGATCTGTACATCAGCCTGTTTGAGGAACGCTTTGTACGGATTCCGTCTCCGGAAGAATATGAGCGTCAGAAAACGACCGCTTATTGTGGAGGAAACGGCAGGATGGTTGCTTTTGACCCTTCCGGAAAGGTATATCCATGCTTGCGGTATATGAAGCACAGTCTGAGCAATCAGCCGGAACGTCCGATCGGGGAGCTTACACAGGGATTTTATCAGGATAAGGCAACCGTCAAATGGTACAAAGATCTCTGCGATGTTACAACCTGGTCGAGCGCCGACCAGGAATGCCGCAGCTGTCCGCTTTTACCCCTGTGTCCAACGTGTATTGCATGGCAGTACGATGCAACAGGAACCCCAAACTGCAAAACCAAACATCACTGCGGAATGCTCAAAGCACAGGTTGCAGCCAATTACTACTATTGGACAAGGCTTTATCAGAAGTTAGGACTAAAAAAACAGGCTGAAAGACTTCTCCCTCAAAAGGATGTCATATAAAAAGAAAGGAGTGTGGACGAATGAGTACAGTACAGGCAAGGTCGGATGGCTGCCTTTGTACCAGCTGCGTCGGTGGTTGCTCCAGCTGTTCAGGTGGATGCTCCGGAGATTGTGATGGAGAGTGTTCTGGCAGCTGCTATGGATGTTCGGGGAACTGTTCCGGAAATTGCAGGGGCTGTTACGGATGTTCCGGAAGCTGTTCTGGTTCTT